ATTTCCCCATACTCCGTTAATAATCTCGTCTGCTAGTTCTTCGGTGCTCTTTCCTGCCGCTGGCTGTGGCTCTGCATTTCCTGTTACCACATTATCGTACTGTGTTAAGTTGTTACTGTCAATAACCGCCATAACATTTGTTACGTATGTAGGACTTGTGGCGTAGCCGCCCTCTTTAATGGCTGTAATAGCTGTACGTGCGTCTGTTACATTTACTGCGGCTGCGTAACGTGCGCTGCCTGTAATAAGGTCGTAATAGTCCTTTACGCTGTCTGCTGGTGTGTCGTACGCTCTAAATGCTGCTGTAATAGTTGTGTAATTAACATTGTCGTAGCACTCCTGCGTTTTTGAGCTAAACACTTTGCCGCTCCAGCTCGCAGTAGCCTTAATGCCGAAAAACGCATTAGCCTTAGTCATAAGGCTAGAGCCGCCCCAGCCTGTTTCTAACGCTGCCTGTCCGATACACACACTAGGAAGTACAAAGCCTGTGCCTGCGTCCTTTCTTCTTTTTGCCTCTGCCTGTGCAAGTGGTACGATTAACTGTAAAAATTCCTGTTTGTTCATAATGGTTTTACCTTTCTTTATAAGCCCGTGTTAATAGCTTTCTTGGGTAAAACTCTTTTGTATATTTCTTTAGTTAATCGCTTTTACTCTTTCTTACCTTTGCTCTGTAATACGTCGATAGCCTTAGTAATAGCCGCTGGCATAGGCACGCCCATAAGCCCCGCGTTTTCTACAATGCTTATAAGCTCGTTGGACATAAAGCCGATAATTACAGCCTCGCGTATGTAATCTACTCCTGTCGCAAGGTCTAAGCGGTATGCAATTAAGACGCATAACAAAATCATACCCTTTTTGCAAAGTCCCTTTGCTCCTGCTACACTCTTTAAGCTGCCGCTTTCTGTCTTTTTACTCTTGTGGAATACTCCCGCTACAATTACCCCGCTAATATAATCAATAATCATAAAAGCTACGAGTGTTGCAAGTGATGTAGTCCAGCCGCCCAGCGAAGCAGCAATAGCCCCGCCGAGCGCTCCAATAGTTGCACAAATTTTTACTTTCATCTTTTCGCCTTTCCGCGCTGCCGCGTCTTTTATTTTTTCTTTCGTGCAACTCTTTTGTTAATCTCTTATGCTTCGGCGTCGTCCTCTTTTTCTGTGTAGTCGTCGCCTGTGATTTCCTTGTACTCTTCTGGTGTTAATTTCCCCTTGCCTACGAGGTTTTTAAGCATTTCCTCGTTATACCAGCCTGCTACGTAATAGCTCTTGTATCTCTTTGCCGCTTTACTCATTCTCTGCCGCCTCGCTTTCCGTATGCTCTGTGTCCTCTGCCGCCAGCGTTGGTAAGTCAATATCTGCCATAGTTGCTACATACTCGAGTAGCGCCGCCTGCTCCTGTACTGTTGCTTTTAAGCGCTCATTTTCTCGCTGCTCTTTAATGCTGGTTTTTAGCTTCTCAAAAATCATTATTTCGCCCCTTTCCATAGGTCTTTATAGTATTTATCCATTCTGTCGAGTAAGTGCGTGCTGTCGCCTTTTTCTGCGTGCACCCGCCAGCCTGCATAACATACGTTTACTTTCTCTTTTGTTATCTCGCCGCGCTTGCATTTATTAACAAGCCTTTGCAGCTTTTTACGCTCTCTTTTCACGTTGTCCGATTTAAGCAGCATTATTACTTTGCCTTTATCGTCCAGCTTAAAGTTAAAGCCTAAAAATGGTATACACTTACCTACGCTATATACGTGTGTTTTCTTCGGGTTAAACTCAAAGCCCATAACGCGTAAGTGCTTGTCTATCTCCTGCTTGCAGTATTCTAAGTACTGCGCGCTTTCGTGTAGTAGTATAAAGTCGTCCATATATCGTATATAGTACTTTATGTGCAATCGCTCTTTTATAAAATGGTCTATCGGACTTAAAACTGATATTCCCGCTATTTGTATCATTTGCGAACCAGGGTTATAGCCAATCTCTCCCGCGTACTGGTTTGTAAGTACTCGGTCAGCTCTTTGGTATATGTGCGGCTCTAATCCTTTTCTAAAGGTCTGGCGTGCTGTCTCGTGCTGCATATTTGGATAATAGCCGTGTATGTCGCATTGTAATACGTTAAAATTCTTGCCGTACTTCCTATACATAGCCCTTAAGTACTTTTTAAGTGTCTCTCTGGCTAAGTCTGTGCCTTTTCCTTTCTGGCAGGCTACGTTAGTATTTATAAAGCCCTTTGTCATTTGCGGATATATCGCATTATCGTTTAAACTTCTCTGATATACTCTATCTCTAAAAGCTATGCTAACTATTTCTCTTTTCTTTGGCGCCATTATTGTAAACTGTACAGGCTTTCTCTCTTTGTATGTGCCCGTCTTAAGCTGCTCCTCTAGCTTAAGTGTTTCCTCTATCCCGTTTAAGTAGTAATGTGCTACGCTATCTTTCCAGATAACGCCTTTTCTGCATTTCTCCATTGAGTTATAGAGGGCGTCAAAGCCTATAATATTCTCTTCGATATTCTCTTTAATATCGTCATTCATTTTATAAGTCCCGCGACGTGTATAACGCGCAGCTCGCAAGCTGTTTGTATCGCCTCGGCGTTGTTTAGCCTTGCGGCTGGGTATTCGGCTCCTTGTGCAATTAAAATATAGTGCGCAGCTCCTACGGGGCTGCCGTGTGACTAATTGTATAACACAATCGGGCGCGCAGCGCATAGAGTTGTTCGCGTTGTTGTTGTTGACGTTGCCGCTCGAGTTCACGTACCACGTATTGTACGAGTTGCCACGATTAGCACTACGCAAGCGGACGTTCTGCGTTTAGCCTACAACCCTTTTATAGTATCGCCTTGCGGCGCTGCTATCTATTCTAGTTTTCCGTACCTCTTTGTGTCTCCTGCGTTCCAGTCTCTTAACGCTTGGCGTACTTCTATTGTCTTTTGTCCCCAGTACTTAACTCTTTTGCTTGTTAAGTGGTATAGAGGCTTAGCCATTTGTATAAATGCGAGTAAGTTATTGCACTCTCTGGCTGCCTCTTGCTGTAGCTTTTTACGCTCGAGCCAGTTACGCGGCTCGTCGCCTACTCTTATATTGTTTGCTGTCCACGCTTTCGTAAATATTTCTTTTGCCGTGTGTATGATGTCATTTGTTAATGCCGTCTGATACTCTGGCAGAAATATTTTAGGGTTCTTTGTAATTCTTATTGTATATACCGCTAAGTCGTTCGCCTTTATAAGTACGTCAAATTTTCCTTTACCTCTTTCGCTCTCGTTTACTAACACGTCGCGCTTGTCCTTTCTTTTATATTTTCGTTTTCCGCTTTGATAGCCCCGCCGAGGCGTCGGCAGGGCATTAGCGTTATTTTGCTACGGGTGCCCCCGTAATTGCACAAGCGGGCGCGCAGCGCATAGAGTAGTACGCGCCGTAGTTGTGGACGCCGCCGCTCGAGGCCACGTACCACGCAAGGTACGAGTAGCCACGAGCAGCACTACGCAAGCGGACGTTCTGCGCTGAATTGTGGTTCTCTATAGCGTATGTAATCATTTCTGGGTATGTCTGCCATTGTGCGCAAGGTGTTGTACGCCCGCTGGCTCTCTTCCAGTATTCCCAGTAGTCGCCCTCGCCGCTTGCCTGTGGCGCGCAATACATTTGTTCCATACTCGGTAAAAAGATTTTATCGTATGTAATCTCTGTTGCTGTGTTCTTGTCTGGCTCGCTTATGGTGTTCGGTACTGTTACAATTTTGATAGGAGTTAAGCAGCTTAAAAAGTCGTCGTCGAACCCTGTTAAAAAGCCTGCCTTTGTCGTAAGCTCCGCGGGCTTAACGTCGCCCTTATGCTGTGCCGTCCACCAAGCATTTACTCCCGCCTTGCTGTTAAGCCACTGTCTCATAGCGCTATGGTTCCAACGATTATAACCATATCTACAGATATTGCCGCTCGTGTCTTTAATGGCGCTGTGGTAATATGTTGTGCCCGCAGGAATAGCGCCGCCTGTCGTTACAGTCGCAAGGCTAAAGCTGCCGTCGCTGTTTTTTGTGTAATAATTGTAATCTGCGCTAAAGGTTGCCTCTGTTGCTATTTCTGCCTCTGGCGCGTCATACTGTACCCCGAACGGCGTACAGTAGTGCCATTGTAAAAACATAGCGTTTGTGGTTTCGCCGTCCTTAAGCTCTACGTCTCCAAAATGTACGACGTCCATAACTGCCGCGTATGTTACATTTGTTGCCTTATCCGTCCAAGGTACTGTAATCTGGTCGCCTACTGTAAATACTTCTTTTTCTTTTTTACCCTCTACGATAGCCTTTACCTGTTTCATAGTAACGAGGTCTGCGGCTGTAAAGCCTGCAATCGCTCGCAGGCTCGCCGCTATGTCTTTCATAGTTGTATCGCGTGGTAAATCAATGCTTTGTACTGCCATTATTGCCCTCTCTTTCTTACTGCTCGTTATACATAAATGTTACTGCGCCGTCGCTGCCTACAAGCAAATTGTAGTTCCTGTCGGTGTAGACTGCTGCCGCCGCGTCCTGCGCCGTCTTTGCCGCTGCCGTCGCTGCGTTGGCTGCGTTGTTCGCGTTTGTGGTTGCCGTGTTCGCGTTTCCTGCTGCCCCGTTTGCTGCGCTCGTGGCGTTTTTCGCGTTTTCTGTTTCTCTCTTTGCGTTTGTGGTTGCTTCGTCGGCTGCTTTTTTCGCTGTATCTGCCGCACTTGCCGCGTTATTTGCTGCCGTCGCTGCTTTATTAGCTGCGCTTACTGCGCTCGTGGCGTCGCTCGTAGCCGTGTTTGCGTTACCTGTGGCTGTGTTGGCATTGTCTGTAGCTTTTTCGGTTGCTGCCCTTGCTGCCTGTGTGCTGTCCCTTGCCTGTTCCGTCTCTATAATTAATTTTGTTAAACTCGTGCTCTCGTCCGTGCTCTCTGCATCGTCTGTATATACGCTCTCTGCGATTTTAGTATAATATGTCGCACTTACCAGTACGCTAGAGCCGCTGTATAACTGTATTTCTGCGAAGCCTGTGCCTGCTGCTGCTAACATCTGCTGTGTGTATGTTACTATTACTTTGTTATTGCTTATTGTGCAGTCGTTAATTACCTTATTCCCGTCTGGCTTATAGTATTTTACACGCGCTTTTACTCCACTCGGTATTGTGTATACGGCGTTGTTCTGTAGTAGCGTTACCTCTACTTGTCGGCTGGATATTTCGCCCTGCTTGGCTATAATGTACTCAAACGGCGGCGTGCTGTCTATCGGTACTTTTATGCTCTGTGTGTTCATAATAGCCATTGTTAATTACTCCTTTCGCTTATTTGCTTATAAGCTCCTTATTTGCGCAGTCCCTTATATCGGACAGGCAGGCGCTTACTATTACGTCTGTAATGTACGCTGGCAGCCCGTAGGCTCTCTGTACTTCCAGTATTGCAAGTGTCATATCTCCGCGGGCGGCTGTAAGCAGCTCTGCGCTAATTGTCGGCGCTTTTGGTTCTGCCTGCTGCTCTTCCTGTAATGTTTCTTTTGTTTCCCGCTTTTCTTCCTGTGGCATTTTCTTTTACCCCCTTATAGCCGCCTGCATAGCTGCTAGTGCCTCTGTTGTTAATAACTGCATACTCTCTGTAGTGTTTGTCGGCTGCTCTTCTGTTTTGGGTTTGTCGCCCGTTGGTATAATTAAGTTGTCGCGCCTGTTTTCTTCTTTTGCTGTTGCCATATTACGCCTCTCTTTCTAAATACTGCTGCTGCCCTCTGGTACTCCTGTTATTGCCCCGTCTCGTACTGTTATGCTCGAGGTTGTCCAGCCTATAGTACCGTTGCCGTTGTCGTGTATCTCTGTTATTATGCTTACTCTTTTGTTATCCGCTACTGTATAGCCGTTTGCGCTACTATTTTTGTGATTTGCGCCGTTTATCTCGAACCCGTGCGCGTACAACTTAGCCCCTAAATGTAAGCCCTCATCTGTGTATATACTGTTTGCTCTGGAATAGCATAATACAGTAGTATAGCTGCCGCTTTGTGCCTCTGCTTGTCTAGCCCACGCCATATACTTACCTTGATACTCCAAATCAAATACTAAGCCCTTATGCGCATTGTTGCCGCTCCATTGGTTCGTGCCTATACAGCCGACGTAATAATTATCTCGCCAAAATCTATTACCGACTTCATCGAAGCGGCTACGGAGGTGCTCCGCGTCCACTTTGCCGTTATAAATATTTATTTCGCCTGCTTTTAGCTGTACATATTTACTACTGTTGTTAAATGCTACTATTACGTTGTTGTAATACTGTGTTATGTAGCTGCCTACGTTATCTTTTGTTACGCAGCTCGTAATATTGTCTGCATTTACCTTTATGGACGCTTTTAACTCTTTTTCTGCGTCCTGTGCCCTTTTAACCTCTGCTGTAATGTTATCTGCATTTACTGTAAGCTGCGCCTCTGCGTAATCTCGTAGCAGCCCCAACACTTCCACGTCTTTAATTAATACTGTTGTGCCCGATACTGTCGCATAAAAGTATATATAGCCGTCGTAGTCGCTGCTTAACTCTATATCGCGCTCGAATGTTGTCCACTCGTCCGATTTTAGCGCCCCTGCTGCCGTCGTTGCTGTTGTCTTAAAGCTGCATTGTACGCGTGCTGTATTCTCCTGCCCTGCTATGGTCGCCGCTTTATAACGTACCCTGTAAGTGCCTGCGGGCGTTTTCTTTGTATCGCAGCGTATGTAACTGCTATAATTTGCGCTTGCTTTTACTATTTTCGCATATTTTCCAAGCGTTGTACTGCTTTCTATTACATTGTTTGCCGAGCTTGCGTACCACGGCGCGCTTAAATCGTCCGTAAAGGCTGCTGCGTAATTGTGCATAGCTGTTTCGCTTATTTTCTTACACAATAGCGTAATCTCTTCGGCTGTCGTTTGTATCTTGCTTAAGCTGTCCTCGTACGCCTTATTTGCGGCGTCGTCTGCGTGTTTTGTTACTGCGTTCCTGTATTCCACGTCTAGCGCCTCTGCGTATACTGTGCCTGCTTTAAGTATTGTGCCCGTTAGCTCGCCCGCCGTAATAAAGTTTGCTACTATTTGCCCGTCTGCTGTTATTGCTGTAGTAAATTTGCCGTTTACTCCTGTACTGCTGTGTCCCAGTCCTGCAAGGTTCCAGCGCCAGACATTTTTAGCCTTGCTAAGTTCTGGCTGGTCTAATATATAAATCTCCTGCGGGTTTTTCTCTGGGTAAAGCACCACATAGCCGCCGCTGTTTCCTGTTATGGCTGCCGTAACGTCTACTATCGTCTGCTCTATCTGCTTTTTTATCTGCTCGGCTCGTGTCTGGTTCTTTTTTATGCTCTCTGTTACTTCCTGCTGCGTCGCTGTAAGCTGCTTAGTTAAGTTTGTGCGTACGCTGCCTATTTCCATAGTGTCGTAGCGCTCTTTTAAGCTGTCATACTTCGCTTTTACTATTTTTGCTGTAGCTTCTATTTGCAGCTTATCTATGCGTACTGTTACTGTATCGCATAGCGCGACGCTTTCCATAACCTGTATGTTTTTATAATCCTTTGTCTTTTTAAGCTGTGCGTACGATAGTGTAATATTAATATCTGGCTCGGTGCTTATTTTTTCTAAGTATGCCTCTGCTTTCGCTCTTAACATATCCTCGGTTATAATCGTGCCGCTTTCCCATTCGCTGCTAAAGTCCACTATCTCGCAGCGCTTATATGCGTAATCTGCTGCGCCTGCGTGTACTAGTGTCTTTTCTTTTAAGCTTACGTATACCTCGCTTTCTTCGCCCTCTGGCGTGTACTTTGCATATGGGAATATAGCCGTTACTATATTTGCTATGTTACGCTCTTGCTTTGCGTCGGTTAGGTTTTTGCCGTATTCGATTGTTACGCCGTTGTCTGTGCCTCTCGCTTTTAATAGCTCTATTCTGTAGTTATTAAAGTGATATTCGCCGCCCCACGTATCTAATATACTGCCCTCTACGCCGCCGAGTGCCTTACGTACGCTCACCACGTCCGCTATGCTCGTTTTGTTTACTGTTGTAATGTCGCTTGCTGCTGTGTATTTGTGTTTAAATACTGCTGCCGCAAGCAACCTATTAAGCGCCTGCTCTGCATTTACTCCGCTTATGCTAAACCGTTCTACAGGGTTGCCCGTGAGCTCGTAGCTTATGTGCTCTGCGTTCCACGTCGTATTACTGCCTATCTGTTTGCCGCTTTTGTATATTCTAAAAAGTTGCGGCTCGTCCGTGTCGTTCGCCTTTGCTTTAATGATAGCGTCCTCTGCTATATATTCCGCTAAGTGTCCTTTTGCTGGGTATATAAGTGTCGCCTCATATGCCCCGTTTCTCTCTTCTGTTACTGTGCAGCTTACCGCGTCTGCAAGTAAGCCTATGCCGTTTGTTGTAAAGTCTGTTTCGCTGGCAGCGTATAAAATCGGTATCACAGTTTGCACCAACGTGGTACTATTTCGATTTTTGTTACATTACCCGCCCAGCTTATGTTATTGTCTCCTGCTGCCAGCTTAGGAAACTCCCCCACAAGCATTTTATTATTCTGTAATGTATCGCCCTTGTACGCGTTCATATTCTCGCTGTCTACTTCTATATATCCGTCTATATTTTTAAAGCCGTGCGCGCGATTGTTTATATAGAGCGTTGCGTTACCGCTGCCGTATATCTTCATATACGGCGTTGCTGTAAAGCCCTCTGGGTTTGTAATCGTGGCTGCTTTTGTTATCGTTATTGTTTCGTCTCCCTTTAGTGCTCTTTTATATGCCTTACACGTAAACTGTATCTCTATTTGTCCCAGTAGGCGCTTAGCAAGCTCTGACACGCTCGCCCCGCTGCTTACGTATGCAAGTGTGTAGTAGTCTCTGTCGTAAGTATCATAGAGCCTTTTATACTCTATGCCGCTGCCGTAGAGCCAAGCGTAAAGCCTGCGGGCGTGTTCCTCTAAGTCCAGCTTAAAGGCGTCTATATCCACGCAGCATACGTATTTACGCACATAATCGTTAAATTGCTGGTTGTCCAGCTCGTCTATGCGATTGTCTACTACAAAATTGCCGCGTGCTGGTACGTTTATAGTCTCTATTACAGGCTCGGCGGCGTTGTCCGCGCCGCTCTGCTCCATAATAAAAAGCCCCATATCGAGAGAATTAACGCCGTTATATGTAAAGCTATTAGCTGCATTGTAATAATTACTAAGCATATACTCTGTCGTCCCTCTCTTTCATTTCTTCCGCAGTCTCTAACATTTCCTCTGTAAGCTCTCTTATGTCTGTATCTCTGTTGTTTTCAAAGTGTTCTATATTTACGTTAATCTCGTTTGTAATTTGCTGCGCCCTGCCGCCTTTTGCGGTGTCTATAGCTATGTTTCTTGCCGTATTCGTAAGCGGTGTTACTACAGCTTTGCCGTTTACCATTTGTACGAGCTCTGGTCCCGCCTCTGCTACCATAGCGCCGCCGTTTCCTATAATACCGCCGTGTGCAAGCCTTGGCAGGCTTAAATTGCTCATTTTACCAATGCTTACCCCTGGTATTTTGTTTATAAGGTTAATAGCTCCGTTGATAAGTCCTATAGCTCCGTTTATGGTGTTTTCTATAATGCTTATTACGCCGTTAATTCCTGCTTTTACCGCGCCGCCTATTGCGTCTGCTATGCTTGCGCCTAAATCCGAAAACGTATTTCTTATAGTGTCCCACAAGCCGCTAAAAAAAGAGCTAAAATTAGAGAATACGCCCTTTACCGCGTCCCAAGCTGCCCCGAATGTGTCTCTAAAAAATGAGCCGGCAGCCGAAAAGATACGCTTTACGCTATCCCATAATGTACTAAAGAAGTTTGCAAAGCCCTCGAATATGCTCTTTATTCCGTCCCACGCGCCTTTAAAGTCTCCTGTAAGCACGTCTTTTACGACGCTGAATACTGTTTTTATAGCGTTCCATACCGCAGCAAAGTAAGCCGCTACAACGTCCCATACTGCTTTGATAATTTCCCACGCATTACGAAAGAATGAGCCCAGCACTTCGCCTACAGCCGAGAACACTACTTTTATATTTTCCCAGATAAGCGTAAAGTAAAGTACTGCTACGTCCCATACGCCTTTAATATATTCCCACGCAACCGAGAAAAAACCGCCCAGCACTTCGCCAACTACCGAGAATATAACTTTTATATTTTCCCATAACATAGAAAAGTACGGCTCTACTAAATCCCATACTGCTTTAATAATTTCCCAGCAATCGCTAAATATCTGCGCTATGTCTGCGCCTAACTGTTGCAAAAAAGCAAAGGCAGCCTGTAGGTACGGCTCTATAAAGCCCCATATCTCTTGTATCTTGTCCCAGATAGTGCCTATAACGCCCTTTATTACTTCGATAGCGCCGCCTATAAGTTCTTTTACATTCTCAAATATTTCGTTTACTGCGTCTCTAAACCATTCGCACTTATTGTATAGCGTTATAAATATCGCTATTAACGCCGCTATCGCCGCTATAACTAATATAATGGGGTTTGCTGCAAGCACGGCGTTTACTGCTGTTATTGCAGTCTGTAGCGTCTTAATTACGTTTATCATAGTTGATATAACGCCCGCTACTTTGCTTATAATTAGCAGCGCGGGGGCTATTGCTGCAACTATCATTACTATTGTCGCTATCATTTCTTTTTGATTGTCGCTTAGCCCTCTAAACCATTCTGTAGCGCTCTGTACTGTGCTTGTTACTTTTTCTATCGCTGGCTGTAATGCTGATAACGCAGTACCCGCTAAGTCGCTGCCTGCAAGTTTTAAGTTGTTAAGCATTACTTTAGCGTTGTCCCACGGGTCTAATGTGCTCTCGTATGTATCTTGTACTGTAGTGCTGTAGTCCTCGAGTGAGCCGCCTAAGTCATCTACGCTTAGCTTGCCCTCTCTTATAGCCTGTGCCATTTCTGCAAAGCCCTTAGAGCCGAAAGTCTCTTGTGCGATACTTAACGCCTCTGTCTCTGTGCTTGCGTTTTTAATGCTGTCTATTGTCTTTTGTAGTGCTTGGTCTGTGCTTAAGCCCTCTGCTGTATAATTCTTTACAGCTTTCTTTAAGCCTGCCATAGCTGTAGTAGCGTCTACGCCGTTATTTTCAAACATAGCAAGCAAATTTACGCTTTCTGTAATGCCTAGCCCCATTTCTTTTAAAGTGCTGCCATTCTGCATTAACGAGCTCTCTAATGTGTCCATAGATAGCCCCGTATCTTGTCCTACTTTTGTGAGTAGTCCTAATACGTTGCCTGCCTGTCCTGCGTCCACATTGAATTTATTTAAAATAGTATCTACGTTATCAATACTACTGTTTAAGTCTGTCCCGTTTATCTCCGCAAATTCGATAAACTGCTTTGATAAGCTCTCTAACTCGTCGCCTGTAAGCTGGAAACGTGTATTAACCTCTCCTATTGCTGCGCCTGCCGTCTCTGCGTCTGTCGGTATATCCTTAAAAATGTTGTTCATACGCTTGTTGAGGTCGTCTAACGCCTCGCCCGTAGCGCCTGTTTTGGTTATAATTATGTCGTAGCCGTCGTCTAAGTTCATAGCAGCAGCTACGGCTCCTGTGCCTACTGCTGCCGCTGCTGCCGATAAAGGCGCCATAGCTTTAGCTGCTTTGCCCGCTTTATCCTCTACTGTATCGAACACTTTCGCCGCCGTGTCAATTTTGCTTACGCTCTTCGCTGTCTCTTCGGCTACTTTTCCTGTGTTTTCAAATTCTTTATTGCTTTCCTCTGCCTGCTTTTCCAAGTTGCCGAGTTTGATTTCTGTAGAGGCTATCTCTCTTTGTAATGCTCTGTATTGTTCCTCTGATACTTCGCCATTTTCAAACTGTTCCTGTACCTGTTTTTCTGCCTCTTTTAAGGTTTCTAACTTCTCTTTTGTACTTCCTATAGCCTCTTTTAATATTTTCTGTTTCTGGGCTAATAGTTCCGTATTTGTCGGGTCGAGTTTAAGCAGCTTGTCTACTTCGCGTAGCTCTTTCTGTAAAGAGCTGCACGAGCTATTAACGCCAGAGAGCGCCTTAGATAGCTTAGTAGTATCGCCGCCTATTTCGATTGTAATACCTTTAATACTGCCTGCCACTTATTACGCTCCTTTCTGGTTCTTAATCTTTTCTCGTATCTTTTTGCGGTCTGGCTTGGTCTGCGTCATTCTGTAGCAGTCCTCTAAATACTTTCTGCCCTTTTCTGTCTGGCTAAGCGTATATATATAACTTTCTCGCATAAAGTATAAGTATAGGTCTATCGGCATTTCTTGCACGTCGAATATGCTTATATTTAAGTAGTCTATAACTAGCTTCTCTGCTCGTGTTTCTGCTGTGTATGTATACTCTGCCGCCTCTGTCTGCCCGTTTGGGTAGTGCGGCAGCTTTAGTTTGGGTTATTCTTAATGCTGTTTACAAAGTCTGCGTAGTCGTTAATGTACGCTATAATTTCCTCTATGTCGTACTCTTCCTGCTCTAAGTACTCCGCTGTAATAACCTCTTTGCCTCTGTTATTGCTTAAGATTTCTGCCAAGAGCCCTAGCATTTCGTCGTATACCTCGCCGCTCTTAGCCTCGTCTGTGTCAATATCGTTTATAATCTGCATTTTTTCAAAAGTGCGCTTTTTAGGCATTTCAACTACAAGAGTTTTGCCGTCCTTTAACTTAGTAGGGTAAAAGCTGCGCTTTAATTTTCCAAAATCAAAACTTTTATTTGCCATATTCTAACCTCTTTTCTTCTATTGCGGCTGCTTTTGCGCAGCCGCCTTAATCTCTTACACGTTCTGTACTATTTCCTCGTCAAAAATAATAAGCGTGCCCTCTTTGTCCATTGGGTAAGCTGTAAAGGTTGGCTCTAATGTTGTCTCTGCGTCTGTTGCAAATGTAAAGCTAAAGCCTGCCTCATTCTTTCCGACGATTGTTACTCTAATGTCGCCGTCCTCGTCGTCCTCGTGCAAAAATCTAATTAAATATTTGTCGTTTTTCTGGTTCTTTAAGCCGCCGATTTTTACAGTACGCTTTTTGCCAGAGGTTGTTACTCTCGCTGTTGCACATAATTTATCTAATGTAGCCCCGCACCAAGTAAGCAAGCCCGCTTTAAGTGTTGCCTCTTCCTTTGTTACTTTAGTTTTCTGTACTACGCCTAAGTCGTCTTTAGTCGTGTAGCTCTCTGCTGTGTACTCAAGCGACGCGCCGCCCTTGATGTGCGCAAGCTGGTTATCCTCTGTTTCTATTGTTTCGTCCGCTGGGATTGTTCCCGTAAATTTAACGCAGTAGAGCTTACCGCTGCCGAGTGTAATTCTCTCGCTATCCATATTGTTACTGTCCTCTCTTTCTTATTTTTTCGTATATGGTAAATTCGTATGCCGTCTGTACCATATCCTCGCTTTGTATTGTCTCTTGAAATTTGTTAAAGCCTACGTCGTATAATACTTTTTGTTCTATTTCTTTTTCTAAGCTACTGTCGGCTATTTTGTCTGTGTAAAGCTCTATAGCCGCCTGTATTGCCCTAACTCCTACTGCTCCGTCGTCGCTTTTGCTTACGTTGTCCTGCGGTGTTATGTATACCAGATACGGCAGCTCGGGTAGTGGCGTTTCTTTTGTCTCTCTAAACTCGTCCTTTGCCAGAGGTAGCCCCAGCGTGCGGGCGCGTTCTATAATTGTCTCTAATCTCATTTGTTCGCTGCTGCCTCTATCCTTTCCTGTAGCGCCTCTATAGCCGCCTGCTCTACAGGCGCTATATGCTGTATAGCTCTAACTCTGCCGCCGTTCCTGCTTGCGTGTCCATATTCCAGCAAGTGGGTTAGCTGGTAGTCTGTCTCGTTATATACAGTATTTCGCTTAGTTCGTTTGTCTGTGTATGCTGCTTTTTTACGCCAGCCCTTGCGGTAGCTTCCCGTTAGTTTGGGGCTGCTCTTCTTAAGAGTGTCTACCGCCTCTTTTGCTACTTCGTCGGTTATTCGCTTTGTTGCGTCTGCTATTTCTTGGTCATATTCTGCCAGCGCTTCGGCTATAGCTGCGCCTGCTGTGTTTATGTTCTCGTTGCTCAACGCTTGCCCGCCCTCTTTTCTGCGTACAGCTCTAACTTTTCCTCGTTTGGCTTTTTATAAGTCCTGTAAATAGTTAATCGCTGCCCGTTGTACTCTAGCTCTGTCTGGTCGTTGTATTCGTGCGCCCATACAGTAAATTTATAGCTTGGCTTAATGTCCTTAACGCCCGCTGTCGCGTATTCGCTCTGGGTTATGCTGTCTACCTCGCAGCATATAGTTACGCTTTCTGTTTCCGTCGCGTTTAGCTGCGTCTTTAAGGTTATCTCTCCATACATTGTTAGCCCTCGCTTTCTTTCGTGTTATACTCTCCAGAAAGTGCTAAAGACATCTTAAGCGCGTCGTAGCTCTGTCTGTATTTGTCTGCAAGGTTGTTATAGTTAAAGTCTGCTTTTGTAAAGAGCTGTGCAGCTCTAATAATAAGCGCGTCGGTGTCGTCTATCTTTTCCACGCCTGCAAGCTGCAAGTCTTTAAAGCAAGCCTCTATACAGCCGCTTATATCGTCCTCGATAATAGCCGAGGCGGTAGACATACGCATACTGTCTTTAATTGCTTTTATTAGTGCTGTCCTCATAATTGCCCCCTACTCCGCTGCTTTTGCTACGCCTGCCTCTATAAGCTGCGCTGCGCGTTCTTTTGTTACCTCGAACGTGTCGCCCGCGTGCTGTGTAATATCGCGCTGCAAGTCTTTGTAAGTCTCTGTTACGATAACTTTTATTGTGTCCGAAACGGACACGTTAGCGGCTGCTGCCTGCTGGTCGTTTGCTGTCGGTGTGTTCGCCGCTGCCTGCTGCTTGTCGTCCTCGTCCGTTACGTCTACCTCTACTGCCGCGATACGTTCTACAAGCTCTGCCTTTTTTCCGTCTGGGCTTAATCCCAGACTTTTAGCAAGCTCTCTAAGCTCGTCTACTTTGTACTCTTCCTCGAGCTGCTTTTTATCTAAATGCCCTTTCATTATTTCGCCTTTCTAGCAGGCAGCTTTACGCCGCCCGCTTATAAAATTACTAGACTGCCTGCACTTTCTTAAGTGGTACGTAGCTGCCTGTATCTACTACTTTGCCGTCTGCTAACATAATGCCCTTTGTTACCATATCGTCTGTGTCGTTATCCTCATACTTTTTAACGCCCATAGCGTAATTAGTATTAAGTACATAGTCTTTGAAGTTAAACAGAAATCCTACAATGGTGTTGTTTTCTGCATTAGCAAAGCTTGGTAAATAGTCGCATACGTTTACTGGTCTGCCTAAAAGTGTGTACTCTGGCTTTCCTGCAAGCCCATAGTTAATACGTCCGATAGGCTGCCCGTTGCTGTCGAGTAAGCCGTAGTAGTTCATATATGTTTTTTTAGACATACACCACTCTGCGCCCTTTTCGTATGCTACGGGTAAGTTCCCCTCTGCTGTAATAAGGTCTGCATACGCTGGCTTTGATGTTTCTACCGTCTGCCCTGCGTCGGCTGTTTCTGCTGTAATTCCTTTCGGCTGTCCTACGCCAGTGCCGCTAATAATTGCCTGTTCGAGTGCTTTTGTCATAGCCTCAACAATATTGTTAATTAACAGGTTCTCGAAAGCTGTAATAGCCATTGTATCTACTTCGAGCGATACAGCTACGGCGCAGCGTAACTTGTGATATGCAAATGTTACAGTACCGCTTGTGTCCTGTTTCTGCTTGTCGCTGCCCTTTCCCTGTGCTGTCCAAGTTGCAACTGGCTTAACTGTTGACTTAGGAATAGTTACGCCGCCCTTGTATGCTGTACGTGTTACCTTTGCCAGAATACTACCCACGCTTTCGAGCTTTGTAATAATCTGATTTAATACATTTGTCGGGATAACTGCCCCTACGTCTGTTGTTGCGCTTACTGCGTCCTGCCTGTACTCTTTAGGAATTGCCGCGCCCCTTGTGACATACTCCATAAATGCCTTGCGGTACTCCATTGTCTCGTACTTATTTACCGCTGTACGCTGCTCTGCTCCGCTGCCGTCCGCTGGTTTAATACTTCTAAGTACTGTAGGCGCTGTTACGTTTCCGTTTCCGTCTGGTATTTCTCCCGCCGCGATAGCTGCAAGTAAGTTTGTGCGCTGTTCCTGCTGCTGGATAATTGCCGCTCTCTCTTCCTGTAAGTCTTTTACTTCTTTCTCGTACTTTGCCAGCTCTTCGGCTGTAAGCTGTGTGCCTCTTTCCTCTACGTCTTTCTTAATAGCCGCAAGTCTTAATTCAATCTCTTTTAATCTCATTGTCTTTGTTCCTCTCTTTTCTTTGTTTAAATTGTTGTTAAAATCCTTAGCATAGCTGCGCGCTTTTCTAACGTCTCCCGCTGCTCTGCTTCGCGTCTCCCGCTTGCGTAGCTGCGTGCTGCTATACTGGTGCCGTCGTTTGCTGGTGTGCTTACCGCGCTAACGTCGTATACCTTTTTAATTTTTAAAATGGTGCGGGTATGCGTCGCTCTGTCGTAGCTATCCTCTGCGACTGTGAACGCCCAAGACATTTTTGTAATCATTCCCGCGCTAATATCTTCATACAGTCCCCTTGCTAATTCTGTTTTACTAAGGTCGGCTGCAATAAGAAGCCCTTTTGTGTCTGCTGTTAATTTAAGAGTGTTGTTACTGTTACGAGCGTACACCCTGCCGCTGTGGTCGTACTGCATAATAACGTCGCTCAAGTCCGCGCCGTCTAGTGCGTGCCTGTCTATTTTTTCGTAGTATTTGTCACCGTCCTCGAACTCATAGAGCACGTACGGCGTATCGAATGTTGTAGCGTAGCCCTCTACGTAATAATCGCTGTTAAACTGTTTTACGGCGGCTGCCGCCGATAAAGGCGCCGCTACGTTTCTATATTCTCTTTCTTTTACTACTGGCATATGCTTACTCTTCTCCTTTCTCGCCCGCCTGCTGCCCGTCGCCTGCCTGCTGTGGCTGTGGTTCTGGTTCTTGCCCTGCTGTCGGTTCTGTTTGCTGCGGCGGCTGTGTTATAATTACTGGCTGCGGCTCTTTGTTATGTTTATCCAGCTCGCTAACCTCTGTATATTCTTTTCGTATGTAATATTTGTCGCCGTCCTCAACGTGCGCCATATTCCATATATCCATAACCCCGTTACGATTAAGTAAGCCTCTGTCGAATAGCTGCGTACTTACCTGTAGCTTTGTGTTATTGCTGGCGTACTGTAGTCTGTTTGCGCTAAATGTAATAGCGTTGCCGTGTGCGAGTTCCCGCGGCGTAAAGGTCATATTAGACATTACAAGTGATAACTGTATGGCGAATGGTTCTATTTTTCCCTCATAGTAAGCGTTCCACGTTTCCTCATTAAACTTGTTTTGTAGTATGTCCATATTAGTGCCAAAATGCGTACATACATTTTCTTGTAGGAGCGGACCTTCTGCACCTACTACGAGGCCGTCAAGGCGGTCACTGGCTTAACGTCGCTAAACTTGTTGTCATATATAATCATTCCGCTTTTGTTGTCGCTGCTTAAGTTGTCCTGCGTAAATCTGTCGCGCTCTTTTTTAATATCTTCTGGCTTAAGCATATTTGCCACTTTTGCCAAAAAACGTATATTTGCCGAGTTCTTTACTGCGTTAATAATACCCTCGTTACTCGTCTGTATGAGCTGCATTGTCGGCTGCATTGTTTTGTTATCCTCGCCGAAAATATCATCTTTATACTGGTGTGTTGTAAGTATTCCGACGCGTTCAAACTCAATAGCTGCGCGCTCTCCGTTTCCAAATGTGTAGCGTAAAAACACTTGCTTTTGATATTCTATTATTTCGCAGTTTTGCGGTAATAGCGGGTACCAGCCTGCAAGCTGCCCGTATTCGTCCTCTATCGGTATAATAAAAGCCGTATGCTCGCACTCTAGTATTGTCGCCACTCGCGCTATAAATTTTGTCGTGTCCATAAACGCGTTCGGCTTAAACTGTAGCGTGCGCTCCAAGCTCTTTAACGCGCTGCCCTCTACCTCTGGCTTTAACTTACTACAGTGAGTAGCAAAGCTATTAATAGCCGTGCGGGTTAAGTCCATTTCGTATACGCCGCCGTCGTAGGTAGAGAATACAGGACTATAGCCGTTAAGCAGCTTAAAGTATTCGCCTATTATTTGCTTGTTTTTTCGTCCTTTAAAAAGATATTCAAAAAGCCCCGTTTTCCTCACTCCTTTCTACTTATGCTGCGTTTTTAAGCAGCTCGCCCAGCTCCGCGTTGTACTTCTGGCGTACTGTCATAGCGTCTATTACGCTTACAAAGCCGTCTATATGCGCGCGCTGTTCTATCTTTATAGGTCTAAATTTTCTTGTTTCTAAATTCTGCTTAAGAGCCACATTTAAGAAATGGGACTTAAGCAAGTTGTTGCTTGCAATCTTAAAATTGCCGTCTTTAATAATTCCCTCAAATTCTCGTATAACTGGCGTTAAGTTCTCGCCCTGGTATACGTCGTCGGTATGGAACCCGTACGCCTTAAGGTCGTCTATTAAATACTGGGCGCTGTATCTGTCGTAGCCTATCTGTAATACTCGTATGCCGTATGTATTAAGCAGCTCTACATACCAGTTAAATACGTCTTTGTAGTCTACGTAGTTGTCGCCAGATAGCGTAAGTACGCCTTTTTTTACAAATACGTCATATGGTACGCCGTCTGTTGCTTGCAGGCTTTCCAGTCTGTTACGCGGCATAAAGAACTGTGTAAATGCGTGTAGTATTCCGTCTTTTTCGACTACGATACTTGCGGCTGTTAAGTCTGTTGTCTGGCTTAAGTCGATACCGCCCACGGCGTAGCAGTCTCTAAAGTCCTCTAGCGCACTTTCTTCGCTTGCCTTGTCTACAAGCGTGTATTCTAACCAAGCTACGCTGCTGTTTTGCTTAATGTTGCAGTATTTCGTAAGAAACTCTGCTTTTTTACTTAAGCTGCCCTCTGCTACTGCTATCTCGTCTTTAAAAAAGCCCTCTTGTACGCTTACGCCCATATTAGGGTTAGCTTTCTTTAGTTCTGTTATATCGTTCCATTTCTCTACGTCGTCTATGATGTATAAGAACGGCAATAGCCTGCGCTCTTTACTGTTACCCTTTAAAAAGCTGGTAGCGCGTTTCATTAACTCGTCGTAAATACTGTCGTTAATATAGCCTGCTGTAGATATGCTAAGTATCATAGGTTGCCGCCTTGCACCTAGCGCCGACTTCATAACCTCATATTGTTTTAAGCCGCCGTCGCCGCTCCACGCTGCCATTTCGTCACATATAACTAATTGCGGGTTAAATCCGTCGCTTTTCTTTGCGTTAAATGCAATAGGCTTAATAGTCGTGTTCGTCTCTTCTAGGTAAATATCGCTGCGCCTCTTTTTAGCAAGCTCTTTTAACTCTTCCTCTGCCTCTACCATTTTGTAAAAAGCGTCGTAAACGAGCGCCGCTTGGTCTAACTTTGGTGCTAAACAATAAATCTCTTGCCCGTACTCTGGCTCGAGATACGCCATATATGCAATAATGGCGCTTGCAAATAAACTTTTTCCGTTTTTTCGTCCAATAACTATAAAAATTTCGCGAAAAATTCTTATATTTTGGTCGTCTACAATGCCGAACATAGCGCATACTATGGCTTTTTGCCATAATTCCAGCTTTAATAAATCGCTCCTACCCTTACTGTGGTGGCAGAAATTTTCAATAAATTTTATTGCCTTATTTGCCTTTTTTGCATTGTAAAAAAACTCTTGTTTTTCCAGTCCGTCTACAAGTATTTTGTAAATTGCTAATATCCATTTACCCGCTACAATTTCGCCGCTTGTAATCTTTGCGTAATACTCGTAAATGTAATTTTTATACGGCACTCTGGGGGCTATTCCTCTCGCAGCAGTGCTAACTTGCTTTTCTTGCGTTCTGCTGCTGGTACAAGCTCAGTTAATTGCTTTATAACTGCCGTATAGTTCTTGCTTAGCGCTATATAGGTGTCTGCCTCTGCGCTGCGCTTTTCGCCCCACTGGTTCGCGCCGTTCTGATACTCCGACGTCCAGCCGTTTTCCTGTATACTGTCCTGCAATATATCGAGCTCGACAGACATAAAGGCAGCCTTTTCGATAAGCGGCGTAACAAGTTTCTTTTTGTTTTCGTCGAGGTTCTTAAAAATGCCTTTAAGTCTGGTTTTTTCTTTCTTAATTTTCTCTTCTTTCGTGTACTCTTTCTTTCCTGCCATATCTTCGCCTCACTTCTCGCACACCACACCCCCTACACCACGTACGCGCGCCCCTGTAGAGTTTTTTTAGGCTCCACCCCTCGGTCTCCGCTGGGCTATTCAAGATTTTTGAATAGGGGGGATATGCTCACGGCTGCGTTGGTATTACGTTGCCGTCTGCGTCGAATTTGTAGCGGCGTGTGTCTGCTGCCGCGTGGTGTTCCTTGTTGTGGCAGTCTTGACATAACGCTTCGAGGTTGTCCCAGTTAAGTGCTATGTCTGCGTTGTTTATATTCTGCTTGGTTAAGTAGTGCTTATGGTGTACTACCTTTGCAGGCTCGCCGCAGCGCTCACATAAGTAATGCTGCGATATGAGATAAGCCCGCCGTGTGTCTATCCAGTCCTTGCTGTGGTAGAACTCTTTAGCCCATTCTTTCATAGCCTGCCTCTCTTTATTTGCCTAGCGTCCTAGATTTCATACGCTAGGCTAGGAGGCTAGAAAAATGCAATAAAAAAGAGCGGCTAACTAATGCTGCTTAAGTAGCTTAGCTTTCCGCTCTTTCTCACGCTATCATTTTACCGCAGGCAATACCCCACGTAAACCCCAGCTTTTTACCACGCTTTTACCTCTGCGTTATAGCGTCCTCGTCTATCCCCCAGAGTAATACGCTTAGCTCGTTTATTATTCCGCTTATCCAGCGGCGCGGTGTGTTCTTGCCCGTGTTCAATTCTTCGGCTATGTCCACATAGTCTAAGCCTTGCATAAAGTATAGCTCAAATGCTTTATATTCTACCTCGCGCCCCTGCTGCTGCCTGCGCCTCTCTATCTCTTCTACTGCCTTGTCTATGTGGTCTAGCATTAGTATGGTTTTAAAGCGTGTGCGTCGTATGCTACGCAAGTATGTAGTCTGCTGCTCTTCTGTTAATTCTCCCTGCTGCTGTAGCTGCGCAGCTTCGCTTACTGCGTTGTCTCTATGAAAAACTGCGTCTCTGTAGCACTTCATAAGGCTAAATGTGTCGTGGTATTTATCCGCTTTATGTTTCTTCTGTTCCTCTCGCTTGTAAATCTCTACGCCTTTTTTTGCGGCTGTTGTTATTATCTGCTCTAGTTCGTCCTCGTTTAGCCTTATTTCGCTCATTCTTAATTATTCCTCGCTTTCTGCTGCCGCGCTGCTTTTTAGTCGAATGGTAACCCGTCGTCGTAGCCGTCTGGTATGTCCATAAAGCCGCCGTCGCTGGGTGTTGGCTGTGGTCTGTCGCCTGCTGCCTGCTGCCTCTGCTGCGCCTCTGCTTTTGTCTCTCCAAAACTTACGCTACTTGCCAGTACTTCGGTGTAGTAAATTTCTTTTCCGTCCCTGCCTGTATAGTGCCCTGTTTTAATCTTTCCGACTAACTCTACTTTGTTGCCTTTCTGTAGCCATTTCTCTACCCACTCTGCCGTTTTGCCGAGCGCGCGTATATTAATAAAATCTGTGCTTTTGTAATCATCTACCGCCAGCGTAAAGCGTGCTATTGCTACGCTGTTATTTTCGCCGCCGTAGCGTACGTCTGGCTCTTTTGTCAATCTTCCGCTTAATGTTACGTTGTTCACTTTTTACCCTCTCTTTTCTTCCTGTTATATTCCTGTAAATATTTTATTTGTTCCTCGTCCTCTGCCTGTCTCTTTTGTCTTGCTGCTGTTTCCTTTTCTTCTCGCCGTTGCCGCTTTGCTATAATCTTTTGTGCTTTCTTGTAAATCTTGCAGTTTTCGCAGTAGTCTGCTTGTGTTGTCTTGCCCCGTAGTGCTAATGGTATGTTGTCGTAAGAATGGCAGCCGATACACTCGTGTATACCGCCGTCGTCGTCTACCTCAATAGTAAACAGAAAACGCAGCAGGCTTATAATAAGCCCCAGCGCAACCACTAATACGCATACCAACGCTGCAATTATAAACGGCGCTATTAATATGCCTGCTACAAGCGCTATTGTTTTAAATATCTCTATTGCTGTCATTCGCTGCCCCTTTCTATCCGTTCCGCTACGCTTTGCGCTGCGTCTGCTGCCACTCTAAACCCGTCGCTTATGCCTCTGTATATCCTTGCAATAGCCCTTGTTATTACGTCGCCCATATTCTGTACTGCTGCCGTTATGTCGTTTATAGTTGTGTTTGTATTTCTCATAGCCTTTTTAAGTGCCTTTGCCTGCTGCCGCTTATCAGCCTCAAGCGGCGGGTTGTACCCGTGTCGCTTTTTATAACTCTTTTTCCATTGTCTGTAATTCATATTACGCCCCGCTTTCGCTTAAGAAGTCTTTTATATCTGTCTGCCCGTCTATTTGTGTGTCCGTTTCGGGCACCTTAGTAACCTTTATGCCGAGTATACAATAACCCTCTTGTAAGCCGCTGTAATCTTCCAGCATATATATTATATCTGCCTCTATGTGTCTGCCTGTCTCTTTGCCGTCGGCATACTCATTAAGGCGTAGCGCGTCGCCAGTCTTAAAGCCTCTGTCGTTCTTTCGCAGTTCAAAGCTCTTTTTTCCTGTTGCCACGTCCTTAAAATACATAGCAGCTAACTTAAGCTCGTGTACTTTCTGCTCTTTTGGCTGTAGTGCCTTGTCTAATGCTGCCTCGCGTTCTCTCGCCTGTAGTGTTTTCTGTGTCTGTTTATCTATTGCCGCCTGCTGCTCGTCGTAGCGCTGCTCGTCCGTCTTTTCTGCCTCTGCTTTGTTAATATACTCGTCGCACTTTTCGCACGTTCCCGTTTTTACGTTGCAAGTGCTGTAATTTAAGCAGCTATAGCATAGGCTCGTAATGCTTTCTGGGTGCGGCGTCCTGTAATCGTCGCCCGCTTTCTTTTCTGCTACCTTTGCGGCTATCTCTTTTGCTCTTATATCCTCGCCCGCTGCTGCCTGCTGTGCTATTTCGTTTTGCTCGTCCTCGTCTAGCTTACTTGCCTCGTAGGCTGCCGTTATACCTAAGTTGCCCGCCTTAAACTGTTCTTTAGCCTCTGGCGTAAGATTATTGTTAATCTGCTCCATACGTCCTACGTTTGTTGCACTCTCGCCCAGTACGTCGGCTATTAAGTTGCGCATACGTCCTTGTATCTCTAAGCCGTCCTCGTCTCTGGCTCTTATAAGTGCTTTTTTTAACCTTGCCGCCTGCTCTGTCTTTTCGTACGGCGTAAGCTCTCGGTTAAATGCGTTGCCGACTAACAAGCTAAGCTCGAGCCCTGCGGGTGTTATGTCTTTGTAGAGATAGCGCACGCTTTTATACTTCTCGTAGCCCCTGTCTATAAGCAGCCTGTTAGCCTTGTTGCGCCTGTGCCCGCTTATAATTTTATATTTGCCGTCTATCCTGCCTAATACTGTCGGCTGCTGCTGTCCTACGGCAAGTATAGCGTCTGCCAGCTCTTCTATGCTCTCTTGACTGTAAAAGTTGCTTTCTGTTTCCTCTACGTCGTACGGGTTTAAGTATATTTCCGTGTACTCTGTTACCGCTGCTGCCTTTGTGTCCGCTTTGCTTTGTGCGTTTAATATATCCATAAAGCTAAACTTATTTGCTGCTGCCATAGTTTTACGCCTCGCTTTCTTCCAGATACTTTGTTATCAGTTTCTTATAGTCCTGCGCAGCTCCGCAGCGTGGGCTATACTCGTATGCCGCTTTATTAAAAAATGTGCTTTCTGCTGCCTTATCGGTGTAGCGTATTTGCCCCAGTATTTTAACCTTGCTTTTCTGCTGTAGCCATTCCAGCCCCGCTATGTTCGTGTCATTGTTTTTGTACATTGTCACGAGTGCCCCCAGCAGTTCTATATCTGGGTTAAGCTGCTTAGCGTCCTGTATCTGCTCCGCTATAATGTCCAAGCCCTCTAACGCCCACTCGTCTATTTTTATGGGTACTATAACCTCGTCTGTAATTTTTAGCGCCGCTATCACGTTAAAGGCTATGTCTGGCGGGTTGTCAATAATCATATAATCGTAGTAGTCGTTTATCGTGTCTGGAAACGGCAGCT